AGAAAATGATCAAGGACATGGCGTTCGACGAGATCGCACAGGACATCATTCAGTCCGTCACAACTTACTCGAAGAACAAAAACTACATGCGCTACATCGAAGGGCTCTCTGATGTAACCAAGCTTTTCAACAGCCCTTCCTCCGCCGGCGTCACTACCTATGACCTTGGCGCTTTCAACCTCGACCTCTGCAACTGCTGCAAGAAGCCCCTTCTCGTCGAGAAAGAGACTGGCTTCTTCTACAACCTGAACCAAGATGAAGCCGCTGTTCTCATCTACGTCCACTTTTGGATGGAGTGATCATGAAAGACCGACTGATTTTCCGCATTGCAACTCTGATTCTGGAGGGCTACAGGGAAGGCGAATCGCCTTCTGAAGACATCATGACGATCATCAAGGGCTATTCTAAGGGTTGGTCAACTCTTGATTATGCTCCGCTGCCTGTAGAGATTATTTTCTCGCTTGGCCCTGTGGCAATCAATCTTGCAAACGGTAATTTCACTCTTGTGATGCAAAACACAGCTCACGAGTTGACAAATGACGAAGCGCGCATTATCATTGATGCGTACGACAACGGAAACGGAGAATCAAAATGATCAACCTGGCAGACAAGAAAATGTTCGGGCATCCTGTGTGGGTTGCTGCTCTTCGGAAGGCGATCATTGCAGAGATTGTCGATGGCACGTATGAGGACGTGCAGGCTGTCGTTGACAGAATCGCTGATTCACCTGTTCGCTACGCTGATGAGGTCTTCTGGCATCTGGGCATCGGCTGCAACGTAGCGGGTGTCAAAGTGCGCTTCATCGATGATGCGGTCCTTCACGTTGACAACACTGGCGCCAGCCTGTCGGTTGATGGTAATTTCAAGGACATCGATCCGGTTCGTACGGCTATTTTGCTGAACCTGGTTGAGTGGGATGAGTTTGTGTGATAGTCTAGTTCACACACCTAGAGAAAGGAAAGAAAATGGAGTTCAACCTCGAGGCAGTTGCTGCTTGGGATCGCGCCAAGGCAGCTTACAAGGAGGCGCGCGAGGCCGCTCAGGAGGCCGCTAGGGCTGACGTCGAAGGAGGGGCTGACCCCAAGCTTGTTGCCAAGGTGTACTCTCTTCGTGAGGCTTCGCTGGCTGAGTGAGTAATGTAAAGTAACCCCTTCCGAACCCTATTTCGGAAGGGGTTATTTCATCACCCAGAGCTTTGGAAAGGAGCCCACACTCCCCCAGTATGTACAGTACCAGACCTGCCGGCCCCTGTCAACGCTTATACGCCTGTATAGCCGCTAGGCGGGTTGGCGGGCTGTCGAACCTCATGCGGCCACGGTTATAGGCGCCTCTGAATCCTTGAAGGATTGAAGAATTACGCTCTAGATACACACATTCATTATTAACATTTTCTAGATCAGTTGTGAACTGCACCTTATTCTTTGGTTGTTTCTTTTGAACATAATAATACAACCCGTCGGGGCGATTAACGGTCCACACAGATAGATTGATATTATTCATCATAAGACTGTATTTATAACTTGCATTAGTAGGTTTATCTTCGACAAGATCAGTTTGGTTATCAGCAAACTGGTTATTAACAGCATAGTCCGAATAAGCAGAGTTAGAAATAAACTGCCCAAAGCGAGTTTTATTTATGTGCTCTTTAAATTCTTCACTCTTGGGAAAGTGTACAACAATAAAGCCTTTCTTCCTCTTACACCATTCGCGATCATCATTAATACCCTCTGCAAGAAAATAAGGGTTATTAATAGAAACAGCGTTAGAAAGCAAAAGGCATGTAACTCTATCATTACCCCTGTCCACTGTGAAATAGAAGTTAATAAACGCTTCATATTCCATCGGCAGATAGTTTGTCGGCCCCTTCTCCAATATTATCTCATCAAAGATAATCCACTTAACCCGATTATAAACAGTAGACTTTTCAGTCTGCGCCGTAGAAAGCGACCTCAAGTACCCCATATCGTGCCACTGATATTCTTTATCGTTAGGGTCATCACTTTCCTTCATCTGAAAGATACGCCCATTAACCCTAAAAGAATAACCAGGATAAAGATGCGCGAGGTCATCAAAGAAAGTTTTAGCTGTGCGCAGCTCTGACTTATAGCGCCTGAGATATATAAATTGCTTTCCTGTTTCCAGATACGTATCTATAGCTATTTTCTTAGCACCATACGTTTTACCAATACCACGGCCACCAATAATGAAATTAAAAACACCATTGCGGCTCAATATATCGTCAAAAGAATAATACATACTCACGGGTTCAACCCCAAACTCTTCAGCCAAGGTATAGGATTCTTACTGGAATAAATATTCCCAGCAGTAATACCTGGTGGATAGTATTCGAAGTGGCAGTGCGGCCCGAACGAGCGCCCCGTGTTACCACTCTTGCCAATGACCTGCCCCGCCTTGACTTTATCTCCAGGCTTCACAGACTTCGAGGACATATGGCAATACATTGAGCTCGCTCCGCTCCCGTATTTAATGGATACGTGGATGCCTGCCCAGGAGCCAGCATTGTCGGATATGACGGTGCCGTCCTGTACGGCGTAGAGGGGAGTGCCTGAGCTGCATCGGAAGTCTTGGCCGGTGTGGTAGCGGGCCCATGAGCCTGTGGCACCCCAGGGCGGTCCGAGGGTGTATGTTCCTTTGGCTAGGGGCAGGTGGGCGCCTCCGCCGCCTCCGCCTTGGTTATCGTCATCGTCATCATCGTCGCCTGGTACTTTGCCGGAATGTTTGCCACCCTTGATTGTCCAGATTCCGCCGTTTCCTTTGACGAGAACGTCGCGACTGTTGTCGCTGTAGACGAGGTAGCGTTCTCCGTTTATTTCTTCTAGAAATTTAATGTTGATGTTGCCTTGGGAGTCATCGTCATTACTTCCAGAGCTCGAATTATCACCACCGGGTGGAGGGTCGACTTCAACGCTTCCGCTCGCGTTTCCGCTACCAGATATCCCAGGCAACGGGCTTGTGTCGTATTTATTGATGACAGCCATAGCCTTGTCGTACCGACTTTTGTATTTTCTAAGCCACGGCTGATGAATCGTGTTGTTATACATGGCCTGTAGCGAGGCGTTGGGGCCTACGGCTTTGATAACTCGGTCTGCGCCGACAGGGTATTGGTGAAAGATTGTGCACCAAAAGATAAATACTTTCGGGTTCTTCGATCTATCAAGACCTCGCTTCAATGCTTGCTGGTGGTAGGCCTCCATGTCATCTACGGCCTGTTTGTTCTGCACGGCCTTGGCTTGTGCGGATGTCATGACGGCCTTGATGCCGGGTACTTCTTCGCGTCGCACCCAGAATGAGTTCCATGAGCTGTCGGACCCGGGGATACGACCGACACGGCTTGCTATACGGGTTGGCATTTTGGCCCATATAGCAGTTCCAACGGCAGGCTTGATTTTTTCAAGAATCTTGCCAGCCCTGGTGCCGTACCATTGCATAAAACCAATGGTGATCGGGTCTTGCAAAAACACCACACCATAATTCATATCCGATTCAACGGTGCCTATGCACCGAATCAGCACCATCATATCCCCGGATCCCCAACTCATTAGATTGATCCCCCGTTTACGTCAACCCAATCAGTGCCGTTAAACACTACTAGTTTATTCTTTCCGGTGTGCCAGAAAAGGACACCCACAGGGTGATTCATTCCTTCTCCGAATGACGGGAGATTAGTTCCTGCGCCGGTGACTAGGGCCCCTTCTGCGGGCGCCACCACGAATTTACCGGCTCGCAATCCTTCCCATCCACCGCGGTATGGGAAGAAGTGTGATGGGTCGCTGATGAGGGAACCTGGCGGCACGTTTTCGCGGCGGTATTTGTAGATATTGTGATCGGACTGGGAATTGTTGTCTCCGATGGAGTTGATTTTTAGGAAGCCGGTGTTGTTTTCGTGGCAGTCGATAACATAACCGGCAGATACAGTTCCGTTTGCCCCTGCTTTGTATTTGTTTCCAATCAACGTAATGGTTTCACCGCATGTTTGATTGGTTGCATCAATAAAACTCTTGTGGTTGGTGAGATAAACTTGGCACCCCATCATGAGCAGATTGCTCTTAGGGGACGAGAAAATCACGCCGCGACGGTTGTCTGCACGTCCTTCTTTATCGGTTTCGAAGTAGACCCCGAAGCAAGCTACGGAAACACCAAGCCCCATATCGATGCCTATTTCGTAGGACTCGATAGAGCCGCCGTGTATGGTCATCATGGTTGCTTCGGTTGCTTTAATGCCGTATTTGTATGATTTGTTACCTTCGTCTGCGATAATGTGCGGCGATTTAATGGTGAGGTTGTAGCAGTATTCAGCGTCAATGGCTGTGGTGTTACCCTGGTATTTCACCCTTTCTACTTCTGTGTACCAATTTTGTTTAAATTTGTTAGCCAATTTCCAATCATAAAAAGCACAGTCTCTTATTGTAACATAGTTAGCACAATTAAGACCAATACAATTAGTACGGGAAGGACCGGGCCCATCAAAACGCAGGTTAGTAAAAGTATTACCGTACTTGCAATTAATACCATTACCGTCCCTAATATCGAAGAAAATAGCAGAATTTGGTGAGTTATCGCCCCATGATGCGCTTGAACCGTCTACCCTCTGGTCGGGCAGGAATTCAAGCTCCGCGGTTACCTTGTAGATCCCTTTGGGGAAGTAGATGTGCCCACCTTTGCCAGCAGCAGTAATTGTTCGTTTGATAGCTTCTGTGTCGTCCGTAGAGCCATCACCTTTTGCACCATAGTCGGTGACAACGTGGTAATAGCGATTTGCTTTTGACTCTGCGAGTGTTTCGACACGGTTAATATCTTTATCTAGCTGTAGTTTAAGCTTATTCCTTTCATCCGCGATAAACGCTCGAAGAGTATCATTCAATTCTTTAAGATCATTCGTAAGCTTCTCGCGAAGTTTATTATCCGTTTGCGTGATGTTATTATCAATACTGGCCGATAGAGTATCAATGTATGCTTTGTCATACATCAACAACTCCGGCCCATTCATCATGGCAAAGTGAATAACACCATTAACGTCACTTACCGTATGATGTACGAACTTGTTAGTGAATTCATCAATCTGCTTAGAAACACGGTCGCGGAATTCGATGATCTTCTTATCCTGAGTGCCAGCATACGTGATAAATTCATTGATTTTGTTTTTCAGCTGATGCAGAATCTCAAGGTAAGTGTAATTATCTACCTTAGTGAAAGGGGTGACGCTATTAAACGGACCCCATTCTCCCATGAGGGGTAGCACCGGTTCACTCATACCCAATAACCTCCAAAATATGGTGCATAATAAAACATACTATCATCGGGAGTTAGGCTTTCACCACTGCTCCACACCTGCATAAAAAGATCATTCAACGACATCACGATATGTTGGTCAATATTCATGTAAGACTCAAGATATTCACCCAACAAGGAAGCAATACTGCCGCTACGTCCATAGCTAGAAGCGGTGCTGCCGCTAGTTGTATTGCTTCCACTGGTAGAGGACGTAGTCGACGTATTACCCGTTTTAGAATTACTATCCGTCGCAGCCGTAGCATAATCACCCGTTGCACTCAACATTTGCTGCGGAAACGATGAGTTAACATTACGGGATGAAGCAGTTCCAGTTCCTTTAACGTTTGCTGACTGCGTACCGCTCGTTTCCGTGTTACCGCTGCTCGTGTTATTGGTTTCATAGGTGCGGAAAATATCTTGAGCATTATTGATTGCGAGATAGGCCTTGTTCATCATGGGCATGATAAGCCGCATACGCTCTCCTAGCGCATAGAAGAACATATCTGCGGTTTCATAACCTATCTCTTCAAAATAATAATGATCAATAATTTTCTTGTTTAGCGTTTCACGGTATTCTTCCGCGAAAATAGGGTAATCCTCAAGTCCTGTCTTCACCTCCAGCGTCTTCGCGTACTTCAGTGCGTCCCGAAGCTCCATCGTATATTTCGCCATTATTCACTTCCTCAATGTCGGGGAGTACTTCCTCTTCGAAAGACCACTCAACCGAAATATCCAATCCGAATTTATCATTAATCTGCTTACATGCCATATCCCTCGACTTCCACATACTCGCCCTAGCAATAGCAAGCTGCCCGTCACGGGCACCTGCCTCATCACTGATCATACGCTCAGCCTTGGTTTCATTGGTTGAGTTGATGCCAAGGAAAGTGAGGCAATCCCTCCAGATGGAATCGCGCTCATCACGCAAGTGTTCTAGGTAATCCGGATTAACGGAAAGGTCTAGAACTTTAATTTCATCGTTTTGAAGCAGAGCTTCGCCACCATAAATAACAGGCGCCCCACGCTCAATATCACGCAAAACATTATCGTATGTTTGCCGCTGCCCAGGCGGGCACGAAACAATCCTCGGGTTTCGCATGTTTTTCGCGGTAATATCTAGAGTCTGTTCAATATCTGAAAGGCGAGTGGCGTAATCGAGATATATTAGTTGGTCATGCATATGCGCGAGGTTGTGCCATATAGGCACACAGTCTTCAGCGTCAATAGTCAGACCGTAGTATTTACCATAGCTTTCGGTCTGGTATTTAAAACTGTTTCCGTAGACGTCGTAGTCGCCGATAGGATTAGCGGCAACACACAAGTGCTTACCGTAACGTGCATCATAATAGAAAATACACATACCGGCAGTATTCAGCGTTGATTCAATGTAGCGAGCATCAACAGTATCTGGAAGGTTGTTCCACGTAAAACGTGTCACGGCCCATTCCATTATTTTCCCTAGATACATATTGATGCGAATAGTATCTAGTGATGCTGCTTTCCTTGGCACGAATTTTGCTAGGGTATCTCTAGGGTTGGCCATGACAGCGTGAAGGTCACCAAAATTACTCACAATACAACACTTCCTATTCCGCCAACAATCTCATTCTCTGCTATGTCTAGATCATTAATAAATTCCGGTTTACGCCACACGGTTGTTCCTTTAAGGAATATACCCATAATAGCTTGCTTATACACCTCAGGGCAATAAAGAGTCTTTATAGTAACATCAGCAAGCTTCCAATATGTGAAATTAGTCATCGGGTTAATGTTTTTAATATTAACATATCGGTTAAGGGCATAACCATAACGCAGCCAATACTCCCCTAGCCGTTCAACAGCCGAATCATCAACTCGCTTGAAGCGGAAGTTCACCGTCATGCCCTGCTCAAGGCAAATAGTAAGGAAGTCGCCGCCGAGCTGGCCTGAGACAGATGGCTGCAACATTTTAGCGTCCTGCACCTTTGCGTTAATTCCAGCAATGGTGTTTGCATGATCACCCGCAGCAGTTGCTTTCGCAAGTGCAAGGTTGGCGTCAGCTATTCCTCGGCTAAGATTATTAGTAATATTATTATTAGCAGAAGCGGAATAATTCTGTATCCCAAGATTTCCGCTAATTTGGTTTTGCTGAATAGCATTATCAGCAATAGCATTACCTACACCCATTACTCCAGAAAGCGCGCCACCAAGTATATTACCGCCAGCCATAGAAGCAATACCATTAACGCCCGCATTAATACCATTTTGAATTGCCTTATAATTAGCCGTTTCCGACGCTAGCCCCGCTTGCATGGTATTCGTATGAATCTGGGTATTAGTGCGCTGATTATTAGCATCAATACCCAACATAGAATTACTAAAAGCGGTATTAGCGCCCATCAACGCTCGCTGCTGAGCCCAATCCGCTGACTGGTGCTGGAACGCGATTGAATTATGGTTGCTAGCAAGATAATCGGTGTATGAGTCATTAGTGATAGGTAGCGAGGGGAAGTTCATCACCATGGTACATGAATCAAGATAGAAACCGTTATAGGTATTTCTATTTTGGCCACGGTTGCCATAATCCAAGGGGTAAATAACCACTCTCGGGCTAGGCGGCACAACACTAATATTAATCGCTACAGCATACCTATTAGCATTAAAAAGTTCCGGCTTCAAAATAATAGGTGTGCCAGTATATGTAGTCAACTCAATAGCTGAATACGGATACGTAGCAAACTTCATCAACCTCTTATAGCGATCTGGTATATGAGACATAAGCTCCGACGTGAGGTCTTTTACAATATCTTCATAATAAATACAAGTTCCTTCATACAATTTACCAACATTAGGATTATGGTCAAGAAACTTTTCAGGTGTAACGCCTCTAATATTTCGATAAGCTGGCACAAGATAAGCACCATATATTGACTTAGAAGCCCACGGCACACGCTTCAACGCAGTCATGACATCTGCAAAGGATTCAACAGAGCAACCCCATATATCTGCGCCTATGACAACATTAGTAAACTCTCTACCACTGCCGTCGCGGGTATTATTATATAATTGTACTTTTGTGCCGGGGCTTGTGGAAAGATTGGGAGATTCAATTGACCCGGGGTCAGTAGATAGGTCTGCGCTTGATATAAAAACTATTGCAAGATCGGTAACTTCGCCAGGTTGCTTAATCTTTTTTCTAATAAAATTAGATTCAACCATATCAGAACCACAATCGAGCCCTTCAGGAACCAAAAGGTTCTTTAGCATATTGGGCTGTCCCGCATTGGAAACCGCAAAAGCATAATGCGAACGCTCAACATAACAGCGCCCGAATTTCATCCCCCAGCGGAAGCTATTCCATATATCGATTTGAAGATGGAAAGCTGTGGTGTTTGGAGCTATGTGTTGTACACCTTTGATGAAGTAGAAAAAATCATTAGGTGTGTCAGAATGCGTGAGTGGGTTGTAGACGTGGATGTAATTGTATTTATACGCTTGTGCAACACCAATGTTAAGGTGGATGTCTTGCTCCGGCCGCACGTAAGACAGACGGTCAAATTTAATCTTCGGCCCCGGACTGATAGATAGATAATCTATAAGACTTTTCGTGTCAGGAAAATCAACAATATTATTATATTGCGCATCCCATGGCACGTTGCACAATGTAACGACAGTACCCGGCGTCCATACGTCAAAAGAAAAAGACGTACCCGCAGAAGAGACTTCTGCGGGTACGTCGGTTATGTAGCTACTCATGCACCAATATTATCAGGTTTCTTGTTGGTGAGGTCATGGGCGCCCGAGGCACCAAGGCCAAGGACAATGCCCTTAGCAATACTAGCTGAGACATTGCCGGCACCGTCTACAAGAAGAGTAAAGGCAATGCCGAGAATAATGGCTAATACTCCGTTTAGAGCTTTGGGCAAGCCCGCCTGTTTGGCGAGATTAACTGCTGCCACTACGGAGCCAACAGTTGCTAGTTCGATCATTAGTCGTCCTCAAATATTTCGTGTAGTTCTGGCGGGTCGGGGGCTTCTGGTTTACGAAATCTGTAATACATGTCTACAAGTTTTCTGAAGGCGCCCCATAGAATTTTGACTCTTGATTGCTCGTGCTCGAGTTTCTTTTCAAGATTCCCAACCCTGATGAGAAGCTGTGTAAGCACGGCACCCATCAGAGTGAGGATTGCTATAAGGAGCCCTTCAGTAACGACAGGACTCATCATTAACCTACTTGCTAAGTTTCTCGCTCACAACATCAAGTTGTTTAACAACCTTATCCAAGGCGGTTGCAACCATACCGATACGGGAAGCGATAAGACTCATCATAGGATTATCATTCAACTCCTTATGAAGCTCCTGAACAGTCATATCTTCAACATTCCTTTCGATAGACGACATAAGCGGGGAGTCGTCAATAACCCCAAAACTAGAACCGCGGAGGTAAAAGTGAATATGGTCCATATGAGCCGCAGATTTATTACCATAACCGGAATAAAGCAGCTTCCACGTGCCTCGACTAGGGTTCCACGAATACGCGTAACCATCCTGGTAAGGCGAGAAAATAATCCACTTCAACCCGATAGCAGAAGCATTCTTCTGTGCCCAAGCACACAGCTTCAACGCGTTAGATAGCTCGATCTTAGATGGAGAAGCTCCAAGATCAGTGACCATCACGTCCAAGGCGTAACCAGAACTATGCTCATAATTGCGGTCCTTACCGTTGGCATCATAATTAGGCGCCCCTTTTCCCTGGCCAAACCAGAAAGTGGATGGAAGAACCTTATCTAGATGGCCAACAAGCGCCCACACGGCCGCATGAGCTGCGCCCACGCCAGAAGTGCCATTCTTACGGTTCATCAACATCAGGACTGCTTAACCTTAATCCCGTAATGCTTAGAAATAGTCCGTGCATCCTCAACCTTAGCGTCCACACCAAGATCGGCCCAGTTCTCATTACGCCCAACATGCAACACACCATCCTCAGTAACATAAGTACGGTTGCTAGACGATGGACTCATAGACCAAATAATGCCGTGGTTACCCAGAAGCTTCGGATCATCAACCAGAATCTCAGCGGACAACTGATAGATGTGACCCTTGAGAACCTCAGTAACAGCATTACCAGTCTCCGGGTCGGTAATGGTCAGCGTCTCACCCAGCCCGGTAACGGCGCTTCGCTTCATGTTCGTTTCCGGCGTAACTTCATTAGAAGTAAACAGGATCGCATTGGCGAATAGGGAAGTGCCGAAAATCTGGTGGTGATGGAACACGCGGTTCTCATACAAACCGAACTCGTTACGGACCTTACCGTTGCGGATAAGGGTATCGGCGATAACGAAGAAGTTCTTGTCAACCAGGGCAGCCTGGAAGCCCGGAATGTTAAAATGTTCCTGCATTCCTTCATGCACCCGGAAGGGAATCTCCGCTTTATCGATATGGAACATGTAAGCCAAAGCTTCGATATCTATATTAGCGCGCGCCTCGGGAGTAAGGAACAAATGAAGATCACTAATCTTAGAATGATTAGCAACCTTCAAAACATTGAACTTACGGTTAAGGAAGCCAAGCGTTGATGCAGCCGCCTTGAACGCCTTCAGGGCCGCCTTAACGTTAGCCTCAGGAGCGTCAAGGGACGTAATATCGGGTATCTTAATCTTGTAGAAACCGTACTCATTCTCGTGCTCACGGAACAAGTTCATGGTGGACAGGAACTCATCCTGCTCATCCGCCGACAGTGGAGAAGACATGAACGCCGAGATAAGCGAATCAAGCCCGTTAGGCTTCAAGAAAGCCCGCCGAACAACCGCATCACTAATGCTGATGGGGTAGAACTGCTGCCGGTTAGTGGAGTAGAACGATTCCTCAACCCTAGGGAGACGGCGAGCAAACATCGACTCGTAGTCGACGTCTTGCTTCCACGGCTGCCCATCAATGATGTCTACATAAATTTCACTAATGGTGCCGCCAATGGCCAATTCGCCGCGCTTGAACTCCTTCAGCGGGTTGTTCCAGATAACACCGCGAACCTTCTGTTCGGCGATCACGTTGACCAGAGTGTCAAGGAACTCATTGTACGCCGGCTCATAGTTCATGATCTTGGAGCCGATCTGAGCCATATTGGCCTTATTCACGTCCGGGATACGCGACTGGTAATCAATCGACGCATGACGGCGAACGTAATCAAGGTACAGGCGGTTATAGTCTTTAGTCAACTTGTCAGGCATTATTCACCCCTCAGCATAGCGAAAAATTCTTCATCGGCGAGTTCCATAGCTTCCTCTTCCTTTTCAGGCGCTGCGGGAAGCTGGCTATTGAACGCCTCGCGCACAGATTCGAATTCGGTGCGCAAAGAATAAATTTCAGAACGAAATTCCTCCATCATCTTCATGAAATTCTTAGCATACTCAGCTTTAGCTGGAGTATCTTCTTTCTTTTCCTCAGTCTTTGAGGCTACTTCATCACTCATTATATCCTTTCAGCGTGCCGGTAGGGGAGTTGTCACACTCTCACTATACAGGAGACTTATCAGGTCCGACACCCTGCTATAGCCACCTACCGGCAACAACATCATCATAGTTTAAGTTCGTACGGAGTGTCAACTAGCACAGTTCCGCCCTTGACGCGCTTGGCCCGCAATTTACCCTGAATTACGTTGCCAGGATAAAAGTCGGCGAATTTAAGATCATTGGCGATATACTTCGGCAGACCGGCAATATGAACTTCATATTTATTATCCTCCGTTAAATCAATATAAGCTTTCGATCTCCAATACAGGCCATACCTGAAACCGTATTCTCTCTTGCTAGCGCCGAGTTTAGTTGGATGAATTTCCATTGAATAATTTACCGGCTCACCCAAAATATGGTGTGAATCAGTGTCGGCATAAATGAAGCGGTCGTAATTATTCTGAGCGATCGTGATAGTTTTTAACCTGGCGTAAGCTGTAATGAACACAGAAAGAGGGGTATAGATTGGTTCTTTAACTTCCTCTTTGCCCTCTAGAAGCTTAATCACTCCTTCATCTGTTAACGTTGGATATTTACCAATCATGCGCGGCCGGCTCGCGAATTTACCATAAAGAGAATTAAGGTGCAGTTTGGCTAGAAGACGTTTACCCCCTGTTGCTTTTTCTTTAATAGCCATGTAGTGGTTGATATAGTCATCGAAATAGCCCGTAGCTGAATGGAAGTAGAAACCGCCATTCCATGAAAGAATGTTTATATCATAGTGCTTCTGCCACAATTCAAGATCAACACTAGTGACAGACATCGTTTCAGGCTCAGGAATATGCTCAAGATATTCAGTCCCCAAGAATAGAGCGTGTCCTTTGATTTGGATGCAGGGAAGATGACCTTCTTTAAGATGAGCAGTAAATGTTATAGAAACAATAAACAGCATATCTTTATTTGGTTTACCCTCAAACAAAATAGGATTGCCATATGGTAGTTTATTGTACATCATGACAGAAGGATAGAGCGAATTAATATCATACACACTACCATTAGACCATATCTGCTGCTCTCGACCCTTCTTCAAATACGTCCAGCCACCACGATACGCCCACCTAATTTGATCATCTAGCTCTAGAGGAAGAATTGGATAAAGTGTGTCGAATTCCTTCCGCATCTTCTTGTAGTTCTCGAGGCTATCTGACCCAATGGTCATCTTTGTGTCTCCCTCCGCGTATACCTGCGCAAGTGCTTGGGAGACGATAATGACATCGTTAGCTAGATAATCTACTTCTTCATCGGTAAGCTTGTGCCCTACTTCCCTGTTCTCGTGGTAATCTATCTCCAGCTTGTTCAACGAGAGATTGAACGATTTAGCTATATTAGCTACGCTCATGTTGAGCTTCTTGAGGCTGTCAATAAAAGTAATGAGTTTCCCGCTGGGGAATTTTACTTTCAGCGAATAGTATTGCCCCATATTGGAAATAAGGGTAGAGAACTGCTTTGGAAGAAGTGCTTCATCTTGGTTGACTTTATAACCGTTGTTGAGTAGATGGGAGATAATAAAGTCGCCATCGAAAGCTAGATTATGGAAATTTATTTCCTCGTAATTAGTGCCTTCAACATATGAAATAAAAGACTTAATGTCCACACCATAAGCCATATCATCCTTGCAACAATCTGCCTTAACAGGGACAATGCCCCAAGCCCAAACACGGCAGTCCTCCGGATCAGTAGTAGTTTCAAAATCAGCGACGGCGCTTAGTTTTTCTTTTACTTGTTTTTCTTCCAGATTTATTTTTCGGGAACGCACTTTGAACCCAATCTAATTGACGAACAATATCAGGAACATTCTGTCGAAACGCATCAGTATTATAAGCCTCAATAACCGCTTCCTCACCTCCGCTCAGCCATTCCATAACAATATCATAATTCATCTTCAACGCCCTGGCAAAATTCGGATCCAAAGACCACAAAGCAATAACCTGATCGTCAGATAAATCTTGAACAACATTCATAAGCTCAGGAGCAACCATTTGAATCATGCCCTCAATGCTCGATCGAAAACTAGCCGCTTTCTTCTTACGCCCTTCAGCGCTAGCTTCGAACTTGTAAGCCTTGGTAAGTTTTTCAAGAGCGTCCTCGCTATTCACCTGCTTCGGGCTTCTGTGAAACTCGTAATACCCAACTGGCGACGGAAGTCCCTTAACGGGGTGTTTAACAACAAGTAGGTCGCGTTCCTCGGCAAGAGACTTGAACGCCGGATTAGATGAAGCAACTTTCTTAAGCCGCTGATTCATGTTATAGATGCGCACATTACGTTGTTTCTCAGCTTTCTTGTACTCAGCCCACTTAGACTTGTGTACATGAGAGCCGTTAGCAAGTTGCACAAAATTATTAGAAACAGAATTAAAAGACTTCAACCCCTCAGCATGTTTCTTAAGCTGATTCATATTTAAAGTCTTAAGCTTTGCAGCAGGTAAAATGTTTGGCTTAGCAAATTTACGCTGCGAAACGCCTTGCTGCTTAAACCGAAGAAGCTTACGCTCAGCGGTTTTCTGGTAACGCAAAATATCGTTAATTAGATCATTCTTAGCCATAATAGAAAGGCGCGCAACAAAACTGTTACGCGCCTTCCTCCTTTCTACTTCCTAAACTTAGCTGACATATACTTATTGCCAGACTTTGCTTCAACCTCAGTAATCATGCAACGAACCGGGAATGCTTCTAGTTCATCGTTAGAGCATTCATCAAGGTACTCGGTAAACTGCTTATGAATTACTGAACTAGTAGTAGTAACCGTCGCTCCTCCTTCCGTCAAGAAAACAAGTTTGTTAACCTTAGTTTTCTTGTTGTTGCCAGGGTACTGCACAAAATCAGTATATTCGGAATAGTCGGTAACTACAACTACTTTATTAAGATAATCTTTCTTTGAGATAAAGAAGCTTTCAAACGGTAGAATTTCTTCACGTGACAACATTATGTACTCCTTAGATCAGTGTTGGTTGTTCGTACTTGAAAACGGAAGGAATACCCTTCCAAGAAACTACCTTGGCAAGCTCTTCAAGAGAAATAGCTTGCGCAAAGGGCTTACGCTTGTGAAGTTTGCGAATAACAATTTCGCCTTTATCGTAACTCAGGTAATAATAGTAATCTCCTTCGACAGTGTAATGGAGAGTCAGGTGCCGATCATCGATAGCATAGATATGGTAGGAGACCGTTACGTCAACGTTATTTTCGAAGCATTGTTCATAAAACTCGTCGGCGTTAAACCAATTAAACATGGTATGCCTTTCTTATGAAAGCGGGAATAGCGTTAGGTGGGAGATAACTAGCGAGTTTATTCATATCGCATTTAATGAAGCGGATACAGTTTTTCTCTCGGATATATAATTTGTGAGTTACTATATTGATTTTGACGACGACGTCGCCGATACGGTATTTCAAATTTGCTTTATAGTAAGAATTATAAACTTTGAAGGAAAGTCGTATTGCGATAGAGTTCGTGTTGCAATAATTTATAACTTGAAAACAATCCAGCAACTTACCTTTCGTCATGGCCGTAAGCCTCCAACACTGAAAGTGGTAAAAGATTAATATCGATAAGAGACGCAACCTCATCAAAGGGAAGATAAGGTGTGCCGCGTTTCATAGATTGCTCGACAAAGGTTGTTTTATCGCCAATGGATTGAAGGTCAATAGACAACCATGTATTAGGAGAAAGCTCATAATCTAGGCCTCCATTAACACCGTTGTGAGAAATAGTAGGCCAAAATTTATGCCTTATGCCATATTCCTGACAGAGATTGTGTTTTTCTTGAATCTCACTCAAAATTCTTCGACTGTAGTGCAAGAATCTGCTCCTGAGAATAGATGCCAGACATGAGAAGGATATCGTTAAAAGTGATATTATAAAATTTCCCGCGCACAAGCATGACGTAAGAATCATCAGCCATAATTACTTTTAGCGAAGGAATGGGGCAGAATTCTACAACCCTACCAGCGTTGTAGATAATATTGCCCGTCTTGTGCGAACCATCGTAAGCAAGCATAAACCTATCAACGTCTTTGAACTTCTGTTTAGAAAACATCGTATAAGCATTCTTGAAGTCAAGATAATTATCACGAACATTAGGTGGGCAGTAGTCGAAAGGAATAATATCATGCTTGTATAGGATGAAATAATTCCAGTCGAGTTTTAGGTCATTCAGATTGTTGTTTATAAAAATAACTGGTTTAAGAGATTTGAAATATTGCATTAGAATACCGGGGTAATGAAATAAAGAAGAGTGATTAGATAGAGAGTTGTAAAACTAACAGACTTATGGAAGTGGTCGTTAATTATGATATACGGAGCTCCATTTTGGAGCACATAATTAACAGTTACGTTGTTGAAGTAGAATTCATTAGTGTAGAAATTGTGTTTAACCAGGAACCTCATAAACTGCGGTTTAGAAACAACACGCTGTAGTTGGAGTTCTGTATCTAAATAAATAAAATCTGTAACAGCGTTGTGTAAAATTACAAGAGCCTTGTCGAAATTAAGACCGCAATCAATAAGTTCGTGTTCTTCATTGCGTGTGAACTTGCGGATATTGAAATAGTATTCAATATAAGCTACGGCCGTATTGAAGTCGTCAAGAAAGTATTTTGTCATAAGCTATTTCCTCCAACGTTAAGCAATAGCACTGGAACTTGTTTATTATGCGATAATGATCGCCTTTCCCGTATGTTATTTTATTAATGTTAAAATTCAATTTATAATCATTATAAAATATATACTCATCTTTCTGTTCTAAATACTTATTGAACAAGTGATTTAAGTCGTAGTCATCGTGGAAGCCTTTTACTAAAAATTTACCTGTTAGACGGTAATATTCAAGATAAGAAAAAGACTTCTTAATGTACTCTTTCACACGCGGCTTAAGCATATAAGCGAGTTTGTAATGATTATAGTATGTGTATGTGTCTAAAAGTATATCCAAACAGACAAAACCTCGATTAGATGAACACAATTTAGGTTGATACAAATTAGTCATCAAATTCACCTCTGTTAAGTTGTCACTATTCAAGTCGTTTAGCGGTTACTTCCTCGAGA